GGACTGGATTTGCTGACGCTGCGGATGTCCGTCAGCAGCCACTTTGCAAGCGCTTGTCCGTTAGCAGTCACAAGTGTAATCTGCGCGGGCTGAGCTGAGCTGCTGTTGGACACTATTCCGCCGATGGCATTTACCGCACCGGACAACATATTGCCGATTGTATCTGTCTGTTCAGCCTGCTTTTCTGTTCGCACCGCAGTATTGATTTTTACGGTTCCGGCGGCGAAATTCATCTGCCGGGAGATATCTCTCTTTACGTCTCCGATCTTGCTGTCAAATCCGACGCCAAGACCCTGCGCCATATACCCGCCGAATCCCGCAAAAACGGTGGAAGGGGAGTGAATTCCCAGAATTTTCTTGAAAAAGTCCAAGACGTTTCCAACCCACCCCTTGATTTTGTTTTTAATCCACTTTAAGCTGTCGGATATTCCCTTCCAGATGCCGCTGACGATGTTTTTTCCGATGTCGGCCATCTTGGATGGAAGCTTTCCAAACTCCGTGACCATCGATTTCATAGAGTCCGGTATGGTCTTCGTGAAGAGCTTTTTCGCTCCATTCGCAAAATCGGATCCAAACTTTTTTATTTTGGACCCCAATGCATCCACCTGCGCCCGGAACTTTGCGTTGTGCTTGTACAGCGTGACAAGCGCTGTGATGACACCCGCGATTGCGATTGCCACCAAGCCAAAAGGATTTGCGGACATGACGGCGTTAAGCGCTCCCTGCTCCCCAATCTGCACCCCCGTCGCGGTGGTCTGGGCTCCTAGAGACGTTACAATTCCCATGACACCTTTTTTCACAGCAGATGCAATCCCGCTCAGCGCGCATGCGGTTTTATACCCCTCAGTCGCAATTTTTGCAGCCACTACGAAGGGAACCAGCACCTTGAATGCCTGCATGACTTTTTCAATTTTACCTTTGGATTCAGACAGCTTGTCGATACCCGACTTAATCCCGTTGACTGCGTTTTTTGCAGTAGTCGCAAGCCCACTGAAATCCACTTTTTTGATGGATGCCCAAATTTTTGTGACTGCAGTCTGTACCTTCTGAGAGACCGCGTTCCAGTCTACAGACTGCGCCCACTTCATCATCTTATCTGAAATATCTGTGACTACAGGAGCAAGCGCAACCGCAATTTGATTTTTTACTACTGTCGTCATGTTGTCGAAGCGTCGGAAGGCGTCATCCGCTTTTCCAAGAGAAGCTAGAGTTTTTGTGTCGAGCACATAGCCCATATCCTCTGCTTCTTTGGCAAACTTTTTTACCCCGTCTGACCCGGCTGCGATCATCGGGTTCAGGTCCTGTGCAGACTTTCCAAAAATCGACATAGCGTAGGCATTGCGCTGCGTTTCGTTTTTCATCTTCCCGAGAGCGCCAAGCGTATCTGCGAAAACGTCTTGATTGCTCCTCAGACTTCCGTCGCTGTTGGTGATAGATATCCCCAGATCTTTAAATGCCGTTGCAGCAGATCCGGTCCCGCCTTTCGCGGACTGCATGTTTTTTGTGAGTTTTGTAAGGCTTCCCGTGATAGTCTCAAGCGACGTGTCCGTCAACTCGGACATGTACTGATATTTTTGAAGCGCGTCTGTAGAAAGGCCTGTCACGGTCGACATGGTCATGATATTGTCTGCATAGGCAGTGCCATCTACAACCGCGTTTTTAAGACTTGATGCCAGACCTTTTACGGCGTTTGCAATCTGCTGGATTCCGTTTTTTATGGCCTCTCCCGCAAGATTAGCTTTCAGCATATCTCCAAAAGTGGAGGTCTTTTTGCTGGCGTCTTCTTCTGCGTCAGCCGTATCCTTCACTCCACTTTTGAGCGTCTCAAGCGACTTTTTATTCTCATCCAGCTCGTTATTCTGCTTATTTAGCGTTTCCTGCGCTTTGTTGACGGCCTGTTGCCATTTCTGGGTTTTTTCGTCATTTTCGCCATACTTAGCAGCGGACTGCGCAAGCCCCTCTTTCAACTTGGAAAGCTTGTCTTTCTGGGATTCAATTTCTTTGTTCAGTACCTTGTTTTTTGCAGTCAGGGCCTCTTCCGACTGCTGGTTCTTTCCAAACTGCGAGGTCACGGAGCCCATCTCTGTGCCAAGCGTTTTTAGAGTTGTATTTAGATTTTGGATGGCCGATCGAAATTCAGCCTCTCCGTCAATCCCGATTTTAGGCCCGATATCGTATCCCATACTTTCATCCCCTAGCTTGAAAAAATATCATCCAGCGTGGCCGGAGGTTGGTACTCTCCACGCTCTTTTTGGTACTCGATATATAAAAGGCACAGCTTTCTAAGCGTCATGTGCCATACTTCACGCTCTGAGTATCCAAGCAGCGTTTTTCCCACAAAAAGAAATCGGGCAGTGTTCAGTCCTTCGACTGCTGCCCCATCTGAGGGTTTTCCTCTTCGTCAACCTCCGGAAGACCGCCGGAGATACATTCGCTGATTGCGCCCATAAGACCCGCCATTGCTTCGAATCCTACGATATGACGCCCTATGTACCGCTCTGTAACGTGATCGGCCGCTTCTCCGTTTTCATCAGCTTTGCAATCGGCAGCCTCGTTAATCATCTCGGCCAGCAGATATTTGATTACTTTCATCTGCTGCCTGGGATCGTTGAGCATGAGATCAAGACTCTCAATGCCGCATCCAAACTTGTCCTGAATATCGTCAATGACGTTCAGGGTGCAGATCATGCCGTACTCTTTCCCGTCAATATTTACCGTGCAATACTTGTTTTTGAGATCGCTCATTTCGGCCTCCTATAAAATCCGGGCGAGGATTTCTCCCCGCCCATAAAATCAGGCGGTAAGTACGGCCTTTTTATCCAGCCACGCCTTTGCCGATGCCTCAGACGCAAATGTCTGCTCGGACTTATAGTGGCCGGACGCATCCTGCATAATTGTTCCGTTCAGCTCCGGAGTCTTAAATCCGGCTTTTTCGCCTTTAGTCTCGAACTCGTCGGACGGCTCGCTAAACTGCACCTTGTGCAGCCAAATGGCACGCCAAAACGGGACGTTGTTCCGGATTACCTTTCCGTAAAATCCGAATCCAACGTAGGGGGCCGCACCGGTACTTCCAGCGTCAGTCAGTTCTTTTCCGTCCCCCTGCGCTGCTCCTTCTGCAGCAGCTGCCTCGATATAGCCCAGCAGTGCCACCTTGGCAGGGTCGTAAAAATCGTCAACCCCGACAGTCAGCTTACCGGACGAAAAGCTCTGATCCACCTCTGCGGCGGCATCGTCGGCATACAGCTTTTCGTCATTGCTCGTGATGTCGATCTTGGCGCTGATTGCCTTTGCCAATACGGCGCCTTTTGTGTAAGTGTTCCCAGCGGCGGCCTCCACGGAAAGTGGAGCGTACACCGGATATTTCAATCCAACTTTTGCCATTTACTTTCACCCTTTCATAAATTTTTTGATTTCTTCATCCGCCGCGTTTTTCATTGCTTCAAGGGCCGCTTTTTTCGTGGCGTTTACCGCTGGGCGGACAAACGGAATTTTTTGACGAACAGACGAACCGCTCTCAACGGCGCGGGCAAGCAGCTGGTTTGGAACTCCCTGCGGATACTTTGCTGTAGGGCGGCTTCCATACCCGTCAAAGCCGAGCTTTGCGGTCCAATACCCGTCGGAACCCAACTTGATGGGCGTGATTCCGAACGATTCTATCAAGTCTTTTTTCTGCGGCTCCGGGAGGCCTACAAATTTATCTTTCCCGCTTAGAAATCTATCGTTATCCGCCGGAAGTCCCTCAATGTTTGACTTTATTTTGTCTGCCACAATCTTTGCCGCTGGATAAATTGCCTTTTTTACGATTTCCTCCGACCGGTCAGACAGGGAGGCCAATTTCAGCGCGTAATCATCGCCGGTCTTAAAGCTGATCGTTGCCATTGTCCACCTCAAAAACCCACTCAAAGTGGATATACCCCGTGTCATCCTCATGCTGGACGCTGTTCAGACGGAAAGAAATCTCTGCCGCATTCAATGCCTTTTGGACGGCCTGAAATAGCGGATCATTTTCCTTTTTGGTGTACAGGTCAATCGTGCCTTGAATAACCTGCCCTAACATTCGGTTGTTCGCCCACACTGCTGCTGACTGCCCGTCCTCTGCCCAAACAATGTACGGGGCCGTAGCTTTCAACGCCTGATAGTGGCCAACGTTTTTGCTGACGGTTAGCAGCGCATTTTTTACACAATCAAGGCAAGTCATAATCAGTCTCCAATCTCTCCAGCGTCAGATCCATCACAGGCGGCTGGATATTCTCCGGAACCTGTACCGCGGTGATCCGATACTGCTTTTTATCCAGCGTCGGGATGGCGACGTCCTGTATTGACACCTCCGGCCGGTACGGGCAGCGCAGTAAAAAATCTACGCGGGAATGCACCTGCGCGGCCAAATACTGACGCTGAATGCCGACCGTCCGGCGGTGGAACCGCAGCGTTTCTTTTGGCGTCAGGATTTCAGCCGGTGCGTCTCCCGCCGCGGCGTTATTTTCGACGGAGTAGATGATCACAATGCCGTCATTAAGTGGTTGTGGCTGCTGCTTCACTTTGCGTCACCTCGCCATCCATGTGGAGCCGCAAAAGCTCCGATTGAAAATCGGACGCAAAATCCTGCAGCGCGTCCGCCCGCACATACCGGACATAATCAAACAGGAGGGCCCTTGCGGTTGTCCCTTCCGCATAATCCAGCTCGACGCCGGCGATATAGTCCAGATAGGTGATTCCGCGGGAGAGGATGCCGGAGAGCTTTTCCTCTCCGGCATCCTCCACCCAGGTGATATCCAGGTAATTTTTAGCGGACGCAAGCAGCTCCGCCGCGGTCCTTACAGGTGTGCTCATCCGCTACACCCCCGATTAGGCAGACGCCTTGGTGGTCACAGTATTGACCACTTCAACCTGCTTGACATAGGGCTTCAGGCCGGTTATGTCGGCCAGGTAAAACGCGTGTTCGTCCAACGCCCGACCGTTGCCGTACAGGTAGGTCAGGTATACGCGCTGACGGTCAAGGAAGTTGACGTCATCGCTGTACTCCAGCTTGCCGCCCTGCGTTCCGATTCCGCAGCCCATGAAATACTTCTGGGCGATGCCAAAGATGGCATTGCCGGCCGGCACCGCCGCGGACGGGATGCAGGTGGTGGGGAACGGAAAAACATCGTGGTTATATCCGCCGTCGGTCGTATGCGGGGTAGTTGCCGGGAAAACCTTGGTAAAGTAGTCGCTGGGATTGACCACCATGATGATACTTGTGACAGGCCGCTTGTTGCCGTTCTTGTCGGTAGACAGATCGTCCAGAATCATGCCGAACGTAGTCGGAGACAGGTCGGTGATTTTGGTTGCGGTCTTCATGCCGTACACGCCGTCGACCGCGCCGGTCAGCTTACGATCCATGCCGATAGGCTGATTCTTGCCGTTGCCGTCAACGATGCCGGCTTCCAGCTGCGTCGCCATCGCCTCGGACAGCAGTGTACGCACGTAGGTGTCCATCCATGCGGGGCCAAGCTCCAGCATGTACTTTGCAACAGGAATGTAGGCGGTCAGCTGGCCGGCCAGCAGGTCAATCTCTGTGAAACTGGCGGACAGCTCGCTGCTCACCTTGTCGCCAAGGGCGCCCCAGGACGCCACG